GTGGCTTTACCAAATAACAGAGTAAGAGTAACGCATCCTGCATGGTTTGCTGTGGGAGAGGGTGCGCCCGATTTTAAACCTTCACAACATATACACTATTCAAAAAGTGATTTAGACTATACATTAGACGTAAATCGCATTTTTGATAATCTTTATAACGAGGAATAAAAATGGCTGTATCAGGATCAACAGACTTTGAATTAGATGTAGCTGAGTATGTAGAAGAAGCCTTTGAACGTTGCGGTTTAGAGGCTCGTACAGGCTACGACCTGAAAACAGCCAAAAGATCTCTTAATCTGATGCTTGCTGATTGGGCTAATCGCGGTTTAAATCAGTGGACTATAAAGCAGAGAACACAAGCATTAACAGCGTCTGATGGTCAATATGATATGCTAACAGACGTTATTGATGTTCTTTCCGTTGTTGTAAGAAGGGACGGAACAGACTTTACAATGGATAGGATTAGCAGGGATACATACCTTGCTATTCCTACAAAAACTACTACTGGAAGGCCAACGCAGTTTTTTTTAGATAGGCAGCTAACACCAAACTTAAAAATATGGCCTTTGCCCGAAAATAGTACAGATATTTTGGTTTATGACTGTTTGACAAGAATAGATGATGCTGATGCTCAAGTTAATACAATGGATATACCGTTTAGGTTTTATCCATGTTTATCAGCAGGTTTAGCTTATTATATTGCTTTAAAACGTGCTCCAGAGCGTGTGCAGATGTTAAAAGCGGTATATGAAGAAGAAATGAGAAGAGCGATTGATGAAGATAGAGATCGTGCTTCTTTTCAAATTACACCAAGTTTAGGAAATTATCGTATTGTCTAAATTTGCAACAGGAAAACATGCTTTTGGCATATCAGACCGATCTGGATTCAGATATCGGTTAAAAGATATGCGTAAAGAATGGAATGGTTTACTCGTTGGTAGAGATGAGTGGGAAGAAAAACACCCTCAACTACAGCCACTTAGAGCCATTCCTGATCCTCAAGCATTAAGAGATCCGAGACCAGAACAAAATTTAGATGAACAAAGAGACATACAATATGGTTATGATCCTGTTGGATTTAGAGATATACCCGGAATAACACCACCAAATAATTTAGTTGCTCAAGGAGAGGTTGGAACTGTTACAATAACAATATCCGACACAGGTAACGAAACTGTGAACGCTACAGGTTCAGTGGGAACATCTGGAATTGGTTCTGTAACGGTAAATACCACTAGTGCAAATGTAAATGTTAGTGTTACAGGTTTAGGTGCAACAGGTTCAGTTGGTGCAATTCCAAACGTAATTTCCGATACTTTTGCAGTTACCGTAGCTAACCCCGGATCAGGTAACAGGTATTATATTGATACTGTTTTACAGGCCACTCTCAACTTGAATGAGGGAAGAACGTACATCTTTAACTGGTCTGCTGCTACAAGTCATCCATTAAGGTTTTCAACTACATCAGATGGCACACATGGTGGTGGTTCAGAGTATACAACAGGTGTTGTTAAAGATGACAGTGCATATACAACTCAAATAACTGTAGCGGCTAGTGCGCCAACCTTGTACTATTATTGCCAGAACCATCCAAATATGGGAGGCCAGATTAACACACCATGAGCTTTACATTCGATCAACTTAAAACAGCCATTCAAGATTATACAGAAAATGATGAAACAACTTTCGTCAATAATCTCTCTTTATTTATAAGACAAGCTGAAGAAAGAATATTAAAAAGCGTACAGCTTAGTTTATTTCGTAAAAATGCTACAGCCTCTTGTACTGCAAGTAATAAATATCTTGCTTGTCCCGGGGATTTTTTAGCACCTTTTTCTCTTAGTCTTGCAGGTACAGATGGAGATAAGTTTTTTATAGATTTTAAAGATCCTAGCTTTTTACAAACGTATACTCCAGATTCTACAACTACAGGATCTCCAAGGTATTATGCTGTTTTTGATGTTGATAACTTTATATTAGCTCCAACGCCAAATACTACATTTACTGCAGAACTTCATTATTTTTATCGACCTACAAGTTTAACTGCAGGAAGTGGTAGCGGAACCACTTGGCTTAGTATAAATGCTGAATTATCATTGCTTTATGGAGCACTTGTTGAAGCTTATATTTTTATGAAAGGCGAACAAGATATGATGGCATATTACGATAAAAGGTTTACAGAATCTTTATCTGGTTTAAAAATGCTTGGAGAAGCGAAAGAAACAACAGATGAATACCGCACAGGAAAAGTAATTAGGGCAAAACAATAATGTTTAAAATTGATGTAAATGTGCCACAACATGAACAAATTGTAGGCGTCAGAACAACGGAAAACAGGGGATTTACTCCTGAAGAGTTGGCTGAACAATGTGTAGAAAAAATAGTTTCGGTTTCGGATCAGGCCCATCCCGGCATCAGAGACCAAGCTCATGCTTTCTCAAAGCATGTTGAAAAGCTTGTTGCATACTATATGAGGCAAGCTATTCGCAGTGACCGCACAACTGTGTATAATGCAATCAAAGATGCGGGTCATCCCCAACTGGCTGAACTTATAAGGAGACTTTAATATGGCCTTTTCTGGAAACTTTATGTGTACTTCTTTTAAGCAACAATTGCTTACGGGTAGTCATAATTTTACAAACTCATCTGGCGACACTTTTAAACTCGCTCTATATGACAACAATGCTTCGTTTAACGCTGCTACTACAGCATACACTTCATCAAACGAAGTGAGTAACTCTGGCTCGTATAGCGCGGGTGGAGGGGCGTTAACAAACGTAACACCCACAACTTCTGGAACAACTGCTCTAACAGATTTTGCAGACAAGACATATACTTCTGCAACAATTACTGCTCGCGGTGCGTTGATTTATAACACTACAACAGGCGCAGGATCAGGAACTACAGATACAGTTGTTGTATTAGACTTTGGGTCAAACAAGTCTTCTACTTCTGGCGACTTTCAGATTGTGTTTCCAACGGCTGACGCAAGTAGCGCGATTATTCGTATCGCGTAAGGCAGTCTACCCGTGACAAACATCACAGGTTGGGGACGTGGAGCATGGGGCGAGGGTGCTTGGAATGAAGCGACCCCTGTTCGTGTTGGTCATACTCTCAACGGTTGGGGTGGGTTAAGTTGGGGGGAAACCTCTTGGGGCGGTGAAAAATCTACTCTTGCAGCAATGCAGGGTCAGGTTGGCACCGCTGTTGTTCGAGAAGATATATCTGTATCTGTTACGGGATTAGGTGCTACCGCAAGTGTTGGTAGCGTCACAGTACAAGGCAATAACACTGTAAATCCTGCGGGTCTTGCCGCTACAGGTGGTGTTGGGCAAGTCACTCTTGTTACGGAACAGAATGTTCCACTTACAGGATTACAAGGTCAAGGGTTTGTAGGCACTGCCACAGTTGTTCAAGGTGGTGGTGTTGATGTTGTTGTTTCAGGACTATCAGCTACATCTGCGGTTGGATCTGGCACAAGTATTATAATCGGTGTAAACGTACCACCCACAGGCATTGCAGCTACAGGTGGTGTAGGTTCAGTTACGATTAGCGAAGGTGTTGGTATTGATGTTACACCAACTGGTGTTGCAGCTACTGGAGGCGTTACTGAACCGACTATAATTGGTACGGCACCAAATGTTGCAGCCACAGGTGTAGCGGGTACAGGTACAGTTGGGCCTGTTACAGTATTAACATCACAAGTTGTGCCAGTTTCACCAGATAACTTGATTGCAACGGCATCAGTTGGTACAGTTACGGTGGCTACGATCAGCAAAGCTCATGTAACTGGTGTTAGCACTAGCGCATTAGTTGGTTCTGTGATAGTTTACGAAACAATAGTTCCTGCACCGGGTACTTCTTGGTCTACGGTGGGTCCAAATCCGGGCAGCACATGGACAGAGGAAACACCAAGTCCGGGGACAACTTGGACAACGATAGGCGAAGCAGCGTAAAGGTAAGGAAAAATGGCAACCTATACAACAAACAGCGGTATAAAGAAGATCGCTACAGGTGACGAATCTGGAACATGGGGTACGTCAACCAATACAAACTTCGATATTATTGACCGTGTTGCAGCGGGTGTCGGAGACATTACACTCTCAGGAACAACGCATACACTGACCACCTCAGATGGTTCTGCATCAGATGGACAGTACCATGTGTTAGTTTTAGGCGGCTCACCTTCTGGGACAAATACCATAACAGTTTCACCTAATGACGCAAAGCGTATGTACTTTGTAAAAAATAACTCAGGTCAGTCTGCTATATTCTCACAAGGATCTGGTGCAAATGTAACCGTAGCAAACGGCGCATCAGCCATAATTTACTGTGACGGTGCAGGATCTGGCGCAGCGGTTGTTGATATAGGGGCTGCGTTACCTTTATCAGGAGCGTTGCTTGCAGCGAATAACTTATCAGATGTTGCAAATGCATCAACAGCAAGAACAAATTTAGGAGTTGCGATTGGGTCAAATGTGTTGGCTTATGATGCAAACCTACAGGGATTTGTAACGGCTCTTACCCTACCTACGTCCGACGGGACTAACGGGCAAGCGTTGGTTACAAATGGCAGTGGTACTATCTCTTTCGGTAGTGCCGGAATTGGAACAGGTAAGGCCATCGCAATGGCTATTGTGTTTGGATAAAGGAGGCTAACCGATGGCAGCACCGAACATTGTAAATGTAAGCTCTATACTAGGAAAAACAGATCAGTATGCTCTTACAACGACTTCACAGACTACAATCTTAAACAACGCAGCATCGAGTGATAATGTTCTGAAAGTGAATATGATCCAAGTTGCAAACGTAGATGGCACAAATGCTTGTGACATTACGATAGATGTACACAGCGCGGCATCAGGTGGCGGCACTGCATTCTCATTGATTGCCACTGCATCTGTAGCGGCTGACTCTTCACTGGTAGTGTTGGATAAGAACACAGCGATATACCTAGAAGAGAACATGTCTATCACTGCGACAGCAGGGACTGCTAACGATCTGGAAGTAATAATCAGTTACGAGCAAATAACTGACTAAGGAGAGTTGTTGTGAAGGTAATTGGCAACTTAACCAAAGACGGCATCATCAGGGCTGCGGTCAGTGAAGGATTAGCTATTTCTTCGGCTGTTGATTCAACTGCTGTTTTTCTTGACGCTGATATAAGTTATTCCAAAGTAATTTTTGATAGCAGTAATAACAAATTTGTAGTTGCCTTCAAAAGAATTAGTGACAGTAAAGGCTGTGCCGTTGTTGGAACTGTGAGTGGAACCTCAATAAGTTATGGCTCTGTTGTAGAGTTCGAACAAGGAAATACTCAATATATTTCAGGTGCATTTGATAGTAACAGTAATAAAGTTGTAATTACTTATCGTGATTATAATGACAGTATACATGGTAAAGCTATTGTTGGAACCGTATCTGGTACGTCAATTAGTTTTGGAACCGCTGTAACATTTAACGCAGCAGAAACTGAGGAAATTTTTACTACTTTTGACAGTAACAGTAATAAAGTTGTAACTGGTTATAGAAATGTCGGAGACAGTAGACATGGGTATGCTATTGTTGGGACGGTTTCAGGAACATCAATTTCATTTGGTTCTGCTGTTGAATTTGAAAATGCAAGAGTCAGTAGCGAAGGAATTACTTTTGATAGCAACAGCAACAAGGTTGTTATTACTTATAGAGATCACGGCAACTCAAACTATGGCACAGCAATAATTGGAACGGTTTCAGGAACATCAATTAGTTTTGGTACGCCTGTAGTTTATCATAGCACTAGTTCTCAATATAACACACCCGCTTTTGATACTAGTTCAAATAAAGTGCTTGTTGCTTTTAGAGATGGAGCGCAGTCTGATATAGGCCACGCGATAGTCGGCACAGTAAGTGGTACGTCAATTTCGTTTGGTACTGTTGTTGAATTTGAAACTAATGCAACAACTTATATCTCAAATGTTTTTGATAGTAACGCTAATAAGTTTGTAATAGGTTATCAAGACGGTGGAGATTCAAATTATGGCACTTTAATTGAGGCAACCGTTAGCGGAACTTCAGTTACTTTTGGGTCTTCTGTTCGAGCTAATGCTTCTGCTGTGGGGGTAAACACCTCATTGGCTTTTGATTCAAATTCTAAAAAAGTGATTTTTACTTATAGAGATGAAACCAATAGCAAGGGTAGATCAGTCCTTTATCAAGTAGGTTACAGCCAAGCCACAGGCGGCACGATAGCCGATGGTTCGGCTGTCATTGTAAATGCAAATGGGACGGTGAGTAGTGTAGCTGCATCATCAGTTTCTGAGGTAGTTGGCACAAAAGCTGTGTTTGAATCGGCACAGGCTGACTATACTAGGATTGCTTATGATCCTGTAAACAACAAAGTTTTTATTGCGTATGTAGACGCAGGAGACAGCAGTAAGGGCAAATGTGTAGTTGGGACTATCTCTGGAACCTCTATTACATATGGAAGTGTAACTACTTTTCATAATAATAGCACAGCTTTTGTTGATACAGTTTATGATACCAATGCAGGAAAGTTTGTAATTGTTTATTATGATGGAGATAATTCTGGATACGGAACATCGGTTGTAGCAACAGTATCAGGTAATTCTGTAACTTTTGGATCTGACGTTATTTTTAATAGTGCAAACTGTAGCTACATGTCTTTAATTTATTCTACAGCAGCACAAAAAGTTGTTGTTTCGTATAGATCAACTTCAGACGTAGGTAAGTCTCAAGTAGGAACAGTTTCAGGAACAAGTATTAGTTGGGGTAGTCAATATGACTATAACACAGGAGCTACAGGGCCACATATACACTCAACCTATGACGTAGCTAATGACAGGTTAGTAGTAGTGTATAAGGACGAAGGAAATTCTAATTATGGTACAGCCCGTGTTGGATCAATAAGTGGAACGGCAATTACTTGGGGGTCAGAAACTGTTTTTAACGCAGGTAACTATACAGACAATGTAAGTTCAGCTTACGACGCGTCAGCCGAAAAAATAATAATAACATACAGAGATAATGCCAACTCTAATTATGGCACTGCTATAGTTGGGACAGTAAGCGGCACAGCTATATCCTTTGGGTCGGAAGCTGTAGTGTTAGCTTCTAATTCAACAAATTTTAATATTGTTTATCAGCCTGATGCCTCATTCAATGTTATAGTTTTTAGGGATGCGGGAAATGGTAACATAATTAGATTTGTCACAGCGACTATCAGTGGAACATCACTTAGTTTTGGCACTGTGACTCAACTGAATGGCGAGCAGGGATACTATATGGATCAGGTATGGGACCCTACAGCTAAAAAAATAATTGTTGTGTATAGAGCTAGTTCAAACTCTGATTATGGAACAGCGGTAGCATACACTCCTGCTCACAGTGCTCCTAACCTCACCTCCGAAAACTTCGTAGGGTTTATGGACGGTGCAGCGTTAGACGGCACGAATGGCGAGATACTTTCTTCTTGCTCAATTGCAAGAAATCAAACAAGCTTAACAGCAGGGCAGACATACTTTGTGTCACCCACTGATGGGGCGTTAAGCACATCAGCAGGAAGTCCTTCCGTTACGGCGGGAACTGCTATATCATCCACAGAGATAATAGTGAAAGGTTAGACAATGAAAACTATCGTGGAAACTTCAACTAAATTAAGCAAGTATCTACTTGCAGATGACGTAGTAATCACAGCAACAGCGAATGATATCACAGTGGGTGATCCTGCTCAGTTTATTATCGCTGATCTAAACAGTGGCAATGCGACTATTACTGAGAACGTAACCAACGCACCAGAAGATTGGGTGGGCAACAAGTATAAGTTAGATGGCACAACGTGGTCAGCTAATCCTGATTGGGTAGAGCCAGAAGAAGAAGAGTAGGACTCCACATGCGTATCATTGGTAACGACCCAAGCGTACCAAGACAGACACAAGAAGTCGCCAGTGGTACGCTGCCAAACGGCAAGCCTGTAGTTGTAAATTCTGACGGGACTGTAAGTGTTGTTTCTGAAACAACCGTTACTCAATCGGTTGGTGCCGCAGTAGCTAGAGATGACGGTGGAGATGCTACTTTAGGAACTTATTACTCCGCAGGTTTTGATAGCTCTAATAATAAAGTTATTTTTGTCTACAGAGATAATGGGGGTTCAGGAACTGGCAGAGCAATTGTTGGAACTATATCTGGCACAAGCATAAGTTTCGGCACACCTGTTGAATTTCAAAATAATAATATTGGAGAAACATCCGTAACTTTTGATAGCTCTAATAACAAAGTCTTTATAGCTTATCGGCATGCAGCTAATAGTAGTTATGGCACTGGAGTTGTTGGAACTGTATCTGGAACTTCTATAAGTTTCGGAACTCCTGTTTCTTTTAATAATGGATATACAACAAAAGTATCTGCAACTTTTGATTCAAGTAATAATAAAGTTGTTGTAGCTTACAGAGACGATTCTCAAAGCGATCATGGTAAAGCGATTGTTGGAACAATAAGCGGTACTTCCGTATCATTTGGCTCAGAGGTTACTTTTAACGCACAAGGTACGCATCAGTTAGCGGCAGGATTTGATAGCAATGCAAATAAAGTAGTCATTGCTTATAGAGATTCAGGTAATAGTGAGTATGGAACAGCCATAGTTGGTACGGTTTCAGGAACAAGTATTAGCTTTGGTTCAGAAGTAGTTTTTGAAAGCGCAGAATGTCGTAATTACGGTATTGCTTTTGATTCAAGTAGTCAAAAAATTCTTATTGGTTTTGAATTAGAATCTAGTGGCACAGGTTACGCTATCGTAGGAACTGTAAGCGGAACAAGTATTAGCTTTGGTTCTAAGTCTCAATTCACAACAAACCAAGTAGATGTAATAAGGTTAACCTATGATTCTGTTGCTCAAAAAGTTGTAATTCTTTACAGAAACCAAAGCACCTCTCCCTATTCTGGAAGGATTTTCCCTGCAACTATAAGCGGCACTTCTGTTTCATTTGGAACTGAAACAACTTGGACATCTACAAGCTTTTCTGAACCTGCTTTGACATATGACTCAAATCAAGGCAAAGCTGCTTTTGTATATGCAGACGCAAACAACAATTATTATTTTACTGCAAGAGTTTTTCAAACAGGTTACACTCAACAAAACCTCACCTCAGAGAACTATATCGGCATATCTCGTAGCGGCGCAGCAGACACAGCAGGAGCTATTATAGATACGCAAGGTGCAATAGCCGACAACTTATCTGGACTGACAGCAGGGCAAAGCTACTACGTTCAGAATGATGGCACATTAGGTACAACGGCTGATGATCCTAGCGTCTTTGCAGGGACGGCTGTATCGGCAACTAAACTTATCGTGAAAGGGTAACTATGTTAAGACGTATAGGGGCTGAAGAAGGTGGTGAGTTTAAAGCGATAGCCAGTGGCGCGGTGTCGAGTGGTAAACCTGTGATTGTGAACAGTGATGGGACGGTAAGTCTGCCTGAATCTGTCACTGGAGGAAATGGCACTCCAAACACATTTTCAGGTGGAAATAATGCTAACCATAATGGCATGTCCGAAGTAGGTAATAGTAAATTTGTAATTGCTTACAGAGATTCAGGTAATTCAAATCACGGAACTGCTGTCGTTGCAACAGGAAGTGGAACAACACTTAGCTATGGTACTCCTGTAGTTTTTGATAGTCAGGACTGTAGAGAACATGTAGTTGTGTATGATTCAAGCACAGACAGAGTTGCGATTTTTTATTATGGCACAAGTGATGACAAGTCATATGCTATTGTTGGCACGGTAAGTGGCACGTCTATAAGTTTTGGCACAAGAGTAGAATTTGAACCTAATGAGATGGGAGATGGTTCTGGAGTATTTGATCCAGTAAACAATAAAGTTGTATTTTTTTATAAAGATGTTGGAAGCAATACTAATTATGGAAGATATATAATAGGGACAATAAGCGGTACTTCTATTTCTTTAACAACTCCGACTGCTTGGCATAGCGCAACTACAAGACAGATTGCTGCGGTTTATGATGCTACAAACAGTAAAATGGTTGTTGCTTACAGAGATGGTGCTGCGTCAAGTCATGGTAAAATGTTTGTTGCAGATCCGGGTGCTTCTTCTTTAACATTTGGAAGTGAGCAAACATTTGCTTCAGCCACTACTTATCCACATGAATTAGTAGATGATACAGTAAACGGTAAATTAATAATTTTTTATGGCAATGCAAGTCAGCAAGGTTCGGCAAGAGTAATAACAGTTGATGGAGCAAATAAAACTATTTCAGCAGGTAGTGAACTAGTTTATGAAGCAGGCTCTACTGATACAACAGGTTCGGCTGCTTACAATACTCTAGCAGGAAAAGCACAGTCTATGTGTAAAGATCAAGGCGATTCCAACAAAGCTAAACTATATTTATTTACCGTATCTGGCACAAGTATTACACTTGATTCTACCACAGTGATTGATACCAACGGTTGTGACAGATTTGCAGGTGATTTTAGCCCTTCTTTGGGGGCATCTGTTTTTGTTTACACCGATGAAGGAACATCTCAAGGAGAGGCTTTTGTTACCAAACTTGGGTATAACACACTCACCTCAGAAAACTACATTGGTATGTCGAGGGGCGCGGTCACACCATCAGTCTTGGGGACTGAACTTACATATGTAAGTGAAAATGCTTCTGAAAATATTCTAGCTTTTGACAGCAGTAATAACAAAGTTGTGTTTGCATACACTGACGGATCTAATAGTCCTCAAAAAGGCGTGGCAGTAGTTGCTAATGTATCAGGGACTACTATGACCGCAGGATCAGCGGTAACTTTTGCAAACGTAAATACAAGTATGGGAGGAATGGCTTTTGACAGTTCTAATAATAAAATAGTCATAGCCTATAGGGATGGAAGCGACACTTACGGAAAAGCGGTAGTCGGCACTGTTTCTGGTACGTCAATATCTTTCGGATCGCCTGTAACTTTTAAATCTGGAAATACCAATAACATAGATTGTTGTTTTGATTCCAACGCTAATAAAATTTATATTTCTTTCGGTTTTAATAACACAGGAATTGGTATTGTTGGAACAGTGAGTGGGACATCAATATCATTTGGCTCAGAGCAAATTTGGATAGGAAGTGAAGCTACTTATATAAAAAATACTTTTGATAGCTCTAACAATAAAGTTATTACTGTTTATAGAGATGATGGTGGTAGCTCAAATGGAAAGGCTATTGTCGGAACTATAAGCGGTACTTCAGTTTCATACGGCTCCCCCACTGCATTTAACTCTGGGTCTACAGGTAACACACGTGTTGAGTTTGATAGTGCTAATAATAAAGTTGTAATTTTCTTTCAACAAAGCACTTATAAGGCAATAGTTGGCACAGTATCAGGAACATCAATATCTTTTGGTTCAGAAGTAGAATGGTCGAGTGTTGAAAACCATGATAATTATGGCGTGTCTTTTGATCCGACTTTAGGTAAAATGATTGTTATATATAAAACAACTGGCAACATAACAGCGTCAAAACAAGGAACTGTTTCAGGAACTTCAATATCTTTTAGCGATCAACAAGACAACCTAACTTCAGGGCAGGTTTATACTCCTAGAATAACCTACGATACCAATTCAAAAGTAAGTGTGCTTGTCTACAGATTGACTACAAACAGTAACTATGGAACGACAAGAGTTTACAATCCAGAGATTAGAGGCCAAGCAACTAACGGTCAAGCTGCATCGGTAGACATCATTGGATCAGTTAGCACAAACCAAAGTAGCCTCACCGCAGGACAACAATACTTTGTACAAACAGATGGAACGATAAGCACAACAGCGGATAGCCCAAGTGTACTTGCAGGGACTGCTATCTCTGCAACCGAACTCGTAGTAAAAACATAGGTGATGAATGCCACTAACCAAACTTCAATTCCGCCCCGGTGTCAATCGAGAGACCACTTCTTACACCAATGAGGGCGGTTGGTTTGACGTAGACAAGGTGCGCTTTCGTTTTGGTATGCCTGAGAAGATTGGTGGTTGGGAGAAGTTTACGAATGCTTCGTATTTAGGCACAGCAAGGGCTATGCATCCTTGGGTGGCGTTAGATAATAGCCGACTCATTGGCATTGGCACCTCATTAAAATATTACATCAACCAAGATGGTGGTGCTTTTAATGATATTACACCAATAAGAAACACAACATCTGCGGGTGACGTAACCTTTGCTGCTACCAATGGGTCATCAGTAATTACAGTAACAGATACAAATCACGGCGCAGTGGTAAATGATTTTGTTACCTTCAGTGGGGCTGCAAGTCTTGGTGGCAACATTACAGCGGCGGTGCTTAACCAAGAATACTATGTTACTCAAGTAATAAATGATAATAGCTACAAAATCGTAGCCAGAGCCGCAGGCACCACAATCTCACAAATTACGGTCAACGGTGCTTTATCTCCAAGCCAAGTCAATGCAAACTCTTCTGACTCCGGCAACGGAGGTAGTTCTACAGTTGGCGCATATCAGGTCAGTGTTGGCTTAGATACAACCGCAACAGGCGCAGGTTGGGGCGTCGGTACTTGGGGTCGTAACGGTTGGGGCCAAGCTGCTACCACACCTATTGTTACAAATACCTTGCGTATCTGGTCACACGATAACTTTGGAGAAGACTTACTTATTAACGTGCGTAATGGCGGCATATATTATTGGGATAAAACAGGCGGTTTTGCTACACGGGCGGTTAGTTTAGACTCTCTTGCCGGATCTACAAAAGCACCGACTATTGCTAAACAGATTATGGTGTCAGACAGAGACAGGCACATTATTGCCTTTGGTTGTGACACTGAAACAAATCCCGGTGTTCAAGACCCATTAGTTATACGTTTTTCTTCTCAAGAGTCTTTAACTGATTGGGCAACAACAACGGCAAATACTGCAGGTGAATTAAGGCTTGGATCTGGTTCAGAGATCGTAACAGCAGTTGAGACCAGACAACAAATATTAGTTTACACTGACGAATCCTTATACGCTATGCAGTTTTTAGGACCACCGTTCACCTTCGGTGTAAACCTTGTGTCAGAAAACATTACAACCATGGGGCCATTGTGTGCCGTGGCTGTAGAAGACAACGTATTTTGGATGGGGCTTAAAGAGTTTTATGTATATGGTGGTACGGTACAAAGATTGCCTTGCTCTGTGAGAGACTTTGTATTTGATGATTTTAATCTTTTACAACGTGAAAAAATTGTAGCTGCAACAAATACGGCTTTTTCTGAAATATGGTGGTTTTATCCTTCTGCATCTAGCGACAATAATGATAGGTATGTGGTTTATAATTATGAACAAAAGGTTTGGTATTATGGTTCACTTGCAAGAAGCTTTTGGATGGATCGTGGTATCTTCGACAACCCTATTGCAGCAGGGCCAAACAACTATCTCTACACTCAAGAATCTGGATTTGATGACGATGGGTCTGCACTTACTGCTTATATTGAATCAAGCCAACTTGACATAGGAGATGGAGAGCAGTTTTCTTTTATCCGTCGCATGATACCAGATTTAACATTTAGAGGATCGACTGCAGGTAGTCCATCTGCAAATATAACTGTAAAAACAAGAAATTTCCCCGGTGGTAATTATCTACAATCAACATCAAGTGCTGTAACGAAGACAGCGTCTGTGCCTGTCGAACAGTTTACAGATCAAGTTCATTTAAGATTACGTGGGCGTAGTTTTGCAATGCGTATAGAGTCTACAGCAACAGGCGTAGGTTGGAGATTGGGATCTCCAAGACTTGATGTACGGCCTGATGGGAGGCGTTAGTGTCCCGAAATTTAATTTTACCTTTTTTCGCTGTACCTCCAACGCAGTACGATCAACAATATTTCGCAAATCTTACGCGAAGTTTTGCTATTTATATGGAGCAACAACAAAATCCCGGCGAAGAAAGAGCAACGAGACTCACTTTAACTGATTTGCAAACAGATGATTCTGGTCTTGAAATTGGTGCTTTGTTCCAACAAGATGGATTTGTAAAAATAACCCGAACAAATGTTCCCCATGTTCGTGGTTCTAGTGCAACAGGATCTGTGGGGACAGTAACGGTGACAACAACATGAGTGATGATACTATTCTTATCATGTCTAATGGCTCCAAATGGAAGCCATCCACGAGCCAAGACTTAATTCATTGTGCTTCTTGTAATAATGCAGTTGATACCCCCGAAGAAATTGCATCATATCCAGACGGTAATTGCCCCCAATGCGGCAATACTTGGACAGGATCTGAATCAAAAGGGGTTCGTATTTTCGCAACTGCACCAGAGGCTATATCAGGAGAAGCCTGATATGGACCCCGTTAGCTGTGTAGCTCTAGCGACAGGGGCGTACAAGACGATCCGTGCGGCTATTTCTACGGGCAAAGATTTACAAGACATGACGGGAACTTTGAGTCAGTGGGGCAAGGCTTTTTCTGACTTTAGTAATCTAGAAGAAAGAGAAAAGAACCCACCTTTTTGGAAGAAAACATTCAAGGGATCTGATGAAGAAACTGCTCTAGAAATCTTTGCTAACAAAAAGAAAATGGAACAAATGAGGGCTGAAATCAAAGATCATATATCTTGGACATATGGCCCTAGTGCTTGGAAAGAAGTCCTGCAAATAGAAGCAGATATGCGCCGAAAAAGAAAACAAGAGCTATACCGAAAACAAGAACGAATAGATGCCATGATAAATTTTGCTATAGGAGCTACAATATTTGTAATAAGTGGAGGCATCTTATTTGTTATTTTCTACTATTTGGGCAAATGGCAAGGTAGGTGGTAAATGTGGGTATTGTTGTGGTTACAAGTGGTAAGTGGGAGCTTCGACCACTATCATGTGGGTAGTTACTCTAGCGAAGAAGCTTGTAAAGAGGCACAAAAAGAAGCAAAAGTTCTTGTTACAAATCAAAACTCAAAAGTAGTATGCATTAAAATAGAACGGTGATACTCAAGGAATGGCGCAATAAATACATTGTATATGACAAAAACGGAAAAGTGGTTATAATAAGCCGTGATAAACGAGTTGTTATGGCATACGCGAGGTCAAAGAAATGACAGAATTTGAAAAAGCTGATTTAAATAACAACGGTGTTATTGAAAAGGCTGAATGGAATAAAATAGCGTTAGAAGACCGTAGGCTTGAGATGATTGACCGTGATCTTAAACGAAACGCAGAGCGTAGATTTACAGGATTTGCCCTCGCAGGCATGTTGATATATCCGTTTATTATATTACTTGCATCTGTGCTTGGATTTGACAAAGCAGCAAGTTTAATCACAGATATAGCAAGTGTATATGTAATTGCAGCTAGTGGCGTTGTGGCTGCTTTTATGGGATTTAACGCCTACAGTGCAAAAACTGAAAGTAAGAAAACAAGCATTCAGATGGAGGGAGACTGATGCTAGATTTAATAGGAAAACTGGTTGATCCGGTAAGTAATATCCTTGACAAGGTAATAGAAGACAAAGATCAAAAGGCTAGATTAGCTCACGAAATTGCAACAATGGCTGAGAAAAACTCTCAAGCTCTTATGATGCAACAACTTAAAATTTTGCAAGCTGATGCACAAGGAAACTGGTTTCAAGCATCGTGGCGACCCCTTATTGGATGGATCGCAGGCATATCGCTCGGTATAAATTACATGATCGCCCCAATTGCTTTGGGCTTTGGTTTTGAAATACCACAGGCAGATATGTCAGTAATGATGCCATTGCTCTTAGGTATGCTTGGTATCGGTGGAATGCGTTCATTTGATAAGCTTAAAAAGACGGACAGTAAAAAATGAGTGACTTAAAAATACCAGTAGCATTAGTTTTTGCTATGGCAGTGCAATTAGTGGGTTTGGTGTGGTATATTAGCAACATTGTGCATGATATTGAACATCTTCAAGGCCAAATGTCGGCACAAGAGGACATTATTGAGCTTCTCAACGCCGATGTAAACGATCTTTGGGCTTTTTGCACGTTTACTGAAAACAAATGGGCTGAAAGTTATACTTCTGACATGGTGTATGAGCGTGTTTGTGGGTCTAAGGAGTTTGTAAATGAGTGAAGCACTTAAAACATTACAGGAAAAAATAGGTTCAAATCCGGATGGTGCTTTTGGACCCAACACAGCAAAAGCTATTTGTAATCATTATGCATTGAACCCAGAGCGCGGCGCTCATTTTTTGGGTCAATTGGTGCATGAAAGCGGTACGTTTCGTTATGTTGAAGAAAACCTTAATTATTCTAAAGAATCCATTCTAAAAGTTTTTGGCAAATATTTTCCAACTGAGGGTGAGGCAGAAAGTTGTGCTCGAAACCCCCAAGCTCTTGCTGATCGTGTATATGGTGACAGAATGGGTAATGATGGACAAGGCTACCTGTGGCGAGGGCGTGGATTTTTACAATGCACTGGCAAAAATAACTATTCTCAGTTTTCGGCTGACATGAATCTACCTGAAGTAATGGAAGATCCTAATCTTGTTGCCACAAAATACCCTATGGAATCAGCTATTTGGTTTTTTCGTAGAAACAAATTATGGGACATTTGCGATGAGGGCGTCAATGACGATACAATTAAAACGATTACCAAAAGGGTAAATGGTGGTTACAATGGATTGAAACACCGAAAAGAAGAAACTAAGAAGATATATGAGTGGTTAAGATAATTTAAGTGTGACACTTTGAAATTAGGAAATAGTATGTTAAAAAGCACATATGATACTCGGAGCGCCTAATGTTAGATAAAATTGTACAAGGTATCGGAGCCTTAACAGGCGGTAATTTTGTAACCAATCTTATTGCAAATGCTATAACTTCTAAAATCCTTGGTGGCAGTACAAAAGACGCTCTTATGTTTACTGCGCTCCAACAAGGTCTTGGCGGTCAGGGACTTAATTTATTTGGCGGTCAAGAAGCAGCGCCACAACAGATTAATCTCCCTCCGGCTCCCTCTTATGCGACTAGCCCCATGATGGAAGCAGGAAGACTTGTTAATCCGGCAAACAAGATTGTAAACGCAGCAGGCGCAGCAAGTAAAATTAATCCAGTTTTTACACAAGCAGATAATACGCTTGGTTACGCTAAATTTCTTGTAGATGCAGGATTAGTTAAACCTGACAGTAAAATAGCAACTCTTCTAAATTCTCGTGTTGGAGAAGCTTTAGCAACTGGTCTTGGCTCTCAACTTTTAGACACCTTTAGTAGCGATGATCCCAGAGCAGGGAGAGGCTCTAGACCATTTGGTGGTGAAGGTGATATAAAAATTAATATACCGAACAAACTTGCTAACGGAGGCTATATTGACGGTCAGTATTTTCCAAGGCGTAACGGTGGTATAATGCCATCTGAAGGTTCGGGACAAAAAGATGATGTTCCTGCCATGTTAATGGCAGGTGAATTTGTTCTTACAAAAGACGCTGTAAAAGGTCTTGGCAACGGCGATTCAAATCGCGGAATTGAAAAAGCCTACTCTATGATGAATAAATTAGAAAATAAGGCGAACAATTATGTCTGATGAAAATGTAATTACGCAAGAAACTATAAAGCGCCGTCCAGAATACATTGAGCGTCTAGAAAAAGCCTTATTAAGCGGTATATTTGGCACTGAAGATTCCGCAGGAGTATTACAAGACGGTCTTCTTCAAGATCCTAACATGTTTGTAGTAGCTCCTTACAAACTAGCAGGTCAAACTGGTCGTGATCCCGCTACTGGTGCAATTACAGGTCTTGGTCTTGAAACATTTGCATCACAAGCGTTAATGCAAGATACAAATAATGATGGTATTCCAGATTTCATCGGTCGTTATCAACCTTACTTTGATGTTGCAGGTGGAGCAGCTACTGGTGGCATTGAATCATTAGGTCGTGGTCTTGGCGCGTTAGGTGAAGCAAAAACCTTCTTTGGTCCTGCTGCTCAATATGTGTCTGGTGGGCGTGGTATGTTTGACCCATCATCATATGTGACGCAATTTATGTCTCCATATACTGAAGACGTAATTGATGAAACAATTGCTGACATTGAGCGTCAAGGTAATGTTGCTCGTAAGAAAGCTTCTGCTGAAGCAGTTGGTCGTGGAGCGTTTGGCGGTTCTCGCCAAGGCATTCAAGCCGCAGAGGTAGAACGTGCAATTTTAGACGCAAAAGCAAAAGCAACAGCAGATTTACGCGCAAGAAATTATGAACAAGCTCTTGCTGCATCATCTCAAGCTTATCAACAAGCAGCGACTCGTGATTTAGAAGCAGGTCGTTTATTAGGCGGTCTTGGTCAATCTGTTGGTCAGCTTGGCACAGCATTCGGTGGTTTGGGTGGTCAATATGGTACTTTAGCAGGAACAACCGCAGATATTGGTCGCGTATACTCAGCGTTACAACCTGCGGATCTTGCATTTATGTCTGGTGTAGGCGAAGCAGAACGTGCGTATCGTCAGCAGATGATAGATACAGCAAGACAAGAATTCCAACGTCCGACAGAGCAAGCGTTGTTACCATATACATATGCGTATGGCGCATTATCTGGAACACCTTCAGCGGGTGTTTATTCAGATACGCAACAAAATTATTATGAGTCAACAAACCCATTTTTCGGGGGGATTGGAGCTTACACAGCTCTCCAAGGTGTTAACCAAGCAGCGGCATAAGGCGAACAATTATGGCGAATGAACCTATTCGTAGCATGAAAAACCAAATGTACAATTACGGGATAGGTAGAGCTTTTGCCGACAATAGGCCCGTAACCAGAGGTCAAATGGCAAGAGCAGCCATTCCAGAGAGCCGTAGCTTACTTGATGAAATTAAAAGACTTCAAATGGCAGGTGGCTTGAGTGGTAGAAATCAGTTAGTTGAAAACAAAGCTTATACTTTACCTGCTTTTGCAGATTCTCTGCCCAATGATATATTTTCTGCAACGGAGGAAGTTGTTTCTACAGCTAAAGGGGCAAGAGTGCCTGATGATTTTGTTCCTTTTGTGGTGCCTACAGAAGGTCAAGAGGGCGTTGGTATCGTCCGTGGTGGGCCGGAATCTAAAATTGATAAAACAATTGCTGACGGAAAAACATTTTCTACTGATGAAATTTATTCCAGTGGTCGCCAAGGTAATCTCGGAACAAGAGTAATGCCATCTGATCTTGCAGGCGGTAGAGGCGATCTCATTGAAAGTTTGACTGAACGTGCAGATTATATTTCGGAAGAATCAAGAAAAAAACAAGAGAAGAGTTTTGACCAACCAAAATCAGATAAAGGAGATCCTGTCACCAACGCTTTTATGGCGGGAATGGATGAGTTTATAAAATCAGCCCGTGATGCTAAGTCTCCAGACGATACTGAAGTTAAAGATCTTCCGTACTATAAGCAAGAATTTGCAGACGCAACAGGTTTAGATATCAGTGGCAAAGTGGATAAGAGCCAAGCTCTCATGGCGTTTGGTTTAGCCCTGATGCAAAACCGTGCAGGTAAAGGCTTCAACGTAGGTAAAATACTACGAGAAGTTGGTAAGGCAGGTGAGAAAGCAATGCCAGAGCTAGAGGCTGCACGACAAGAAGCCAGAGCAAATGCAGCGGCTGCGGGTAAATATGCTTTAGATATGCGTTCTGCTGACCAAGAGAAAGCAATTTCAGCAGCTATAGCAGCACAACAGCGTGGCAAATATTACATTATGCCTAAGTCTGAAGGAATAAGTGGTTTTCTTTCTGTGATGGATGAAGGAGTAGCAGAATTTTTAAATGCCACAGAACTTAATGCATTGGTAACAAATCCAGAGTTTTCTGAACAATACGATATAATTACTGAAGAAAGGTTTGCCACACTTGCAGATGCAGCATTAAATTCTGAAGAAGCTGCAGAACTTTACTCAACCACAAAATCCGACATGGTTTTATTCCCCGGAAATAATGTTGACGCTATTTTTACTTTTAAAGTAAACGATGTAAATCCAAATTTACCTGAAGATAAGGCTCCCAAATTTGGTAAATTGTCAAATCCCGGGCAAGCAGATCAAATCTATGATGCTTTGGGTAATGCATTACAAGATTTAAATAAATTTGAAACCACTTTTGCGGGAGCCATTGCAGATATTGATGAAGGTGGGGCAACTTTACAAGCTCAAGCTCAAAACGTTCTCATTCAAGCCCTTAACAGAATAGGTGTAGATGTAGATGCAAATACGCCTACACAAGATTTAAAAAGATTTGTTACTAAATTACAGGCTCAGAATGCTGCTGAAATTTTAGGGGAGGCAGGTAAAACTCTTTCTGATAAAGATAGACAACTTGTAGCAGAAATTGTAGGCGATTTGCCGGGTCTTTTAGGTGGATCTCCTGACGATTTAAGAAAAAAGCTTCTTCAATTAAAAACAGAAATAGTTGATAAAAAAAGAAGACAAATACTTTCAGCCGTTAAAACATTAGATAATCATTCGCGTAATAATTATCATTCCTTGTTTACTGATGGTGATTTCTCAGAAGAAGATGAAAAAGAGTTGCTTAGATTAAGAGAAGAGCAAGGGGTTAAAGCTTAATGGATAAGCAACAAGAACTCCTTATTAGACAGTTGCTTGCACAGCCTGAAGGTTTAAGCAAACGCCAAGAACTCATTTTGCGTCGCGCACTTGACGGTCAAGTAGACGCGGATAGAGCTTTTGGTGAAATATATATGAGAAATTTAGGATCACCCAAAAGTTTTGAAGAAAAAATATTAGAGGCTCGTGGTAAATCTATAACTGAAGAGAATCGTTTTGATCGTAAAAGCGGCATAAAAGATGCAAAACTACGTTCTTCTCTAGGCGCAGCAGAAACCAAAGAAGAAGAAGATAGTATTCTATATAAGTTTGGCTTAACACAATCAGATTTTATTCGAGACAGGCGTGGTAATTTAGCTCTTACTCCTCAAGGGGCCACTAAGTTTGGTGTGAAGACAGACCGTAACATTGTAATTGATGAAGAAGGTTTTAGTCGTTATGATTTAGCAGATTTAGCAGCCATAGCTCCAGAGTTTAGTGGTGCGGTTGCAGGCGCAGTTGCAGGTCAGGCACTTATTCCTATTCCTATTCTTGGCGCAATGATTGGCGCAGGGTTAGGCGGTGCAGGCGGTTCTTTGCTTGAAGAGGGCATAGAGGGTTTAGCAGGTGTTTCTAAACAGACCGCAGGAGAAATAGCTAGAGATGCGGCAATAGAGGGTGGAATCTCAGCCCTTGGTGAAGGTGTCGTAGGAGGAGTTGCCAGAGGCTTTAATTTTCTTAGAGCAGGTCAAAAAAGTAAAGCAGATGAAGATACAATACGCGCTGTAGGTATGGGGCGTGAAGAATTTGGTATTACGGCTGATCCGGGTCGTTCTGGTTTCAATGCACTTTTGGCTCGTGTCTTTGCTACAGGTGAAAAAATATTTGGTGGCTCTCCCCGCACATACAAAAACAACATAGCAATTCAAGATGTTTTAAAAGAATTTAGAGACTTGGGTGGTGATATTGACGCAAACAGGCTTGGTGAAGCTTTATTTAACGCACGATCAACTGGACAAAAAATATTAAGTGATGATGTTTTAGATGCTCAGAAAAAAGTATTGAAGCAATTTCAATATATTGCAGATGATTTAGGCAGGGCATCTAAAAATGATGTACAAGCGATTAATGCAGATTTGTATGACGCTTGGAAAAATGCATATGTAGATTTTCAATCTCTTGCCACAGCAAAATTTTCTTCTATTGACGATGCAGTAAGAAGTGCTGTGGGAGATGCTAATATTGTTCCTATAAACGATATCAAAAAATTTACTAAAAATAATTTAGATAAATTTGAAGGCTCTGTATTAACCGATAGTACAGGCACGACAGTTACGGCTTTAAGTAGTTTATCTGGATTAGGAAGAGGCAATAAAGCGTCTTTTGCGCAACTTTATAATGCGCGTAAAAGTTTAAATGATTTTATTGCGCAACTTCCTAAAGATGACACCCTTAAAAGATATGGTGGTGATCTGCTTAATATGTTGGATAATAAATTAGAATTTACAAACATTGAAGACGCAGTCGCTAATGCAGGAAAAACCGTAGATAGTGCAGGGGCAGATTTACTTGTTCAAGCTGCAAAAGATATTCCAGATGCTAGAAATTTTTATAGAGAAGGCATGACTCGTTGGGGCGAAGTTTCTAATATTGCAAATTTAAATCAATTAAGAAGAGAGGTAAAAGGTCTCGGCAGAGCAAATCCTGCAGGCATGATGGATCGTTTAGTTAAAAATAATAATCCAGATCTATTAAAACGTGCAGAGGAAATGCTTGGAGATGGTTGGAATAATTTAAAAGGCAGAATTGGAGGAGAATGGATTCGTAAGAACATTGGTAATTCTGTAAATGATCTAGATCCTAACGATTTTAGAGCCACTTCTTTTCGCACTAAAGTAGACAATTTGGGAGCAACTGGCGAAGAATTGTTCGGATCTTCTGGGTATAACGAATTAAAAAAATTAGCCCGTCAAATGCAAGCAACTAATCTTAAAACTACTGACCAAACCGTGATAAGCCGAGTAAATGCTTTAGTTGATGCAGATGAACCTACGATTGGTCTTTTAAAAGGATTGCGAGATACCCAAAAACAATTCAATGAGTTTGAAAGAGACCGTGTTTTATCAAAACTAGATAGTGGTGACTTAGATGAGGTTGCTGCAGCAAACTTAATTACAAGTCCAAATACAAGCCCAACAACAATCAGAAAGTTATCAAAGTATTTTGATAGCCCAGAAGTCGATAGGAAATTTCGTAGCGTTTATATGGAAAACCTTATTGGTGACTTTGGCGAGAAGTTTGTTTCAGAACCCGGCAAGATGACTGAGTTTGGGACAAGACTAATTAAAGAATCAGACTCTGGTAGATTAAAAGAATTGTTTGGAGAAGAGATGGCGGGACGTATGCGCCGCTTTGGAGAAACGCTTACGTTCAATGCTAAAACTGCAGACGGTGGTGGAATCGTTGCGGCTCACGTTGCAATGTCACCTTTACAAAATTTAGATAAATTAGCAAGGTTTGGCTTGTTGACTCGAATGATGTCTACTAATTTGTTTTATAAAAATTTAGACGATCAATATAAAGCTCTTACTGGCAGAGCTAGTGTAAAAGAAAAAGCAAACACTTTTGGTAGATTGTTTGCAGATTCTATTTCAAAAGCTATAGCTCAAACTGGAGCGCAAGCTGTTGATGAGTCAGCATCCAATGCAAGACGCACAGCAGAGAGCTTGCTCGAAAGCACAATAGAAGAGAACAGGCCAGAGGCGACACCAACAGCTTCTCCAACACCGCCCCCAACGCCGAGACCAATGAGAACTCCGGTGCCTACAGTTAGCCCAACATTGAACGTGGCTCCTCAACCAACGCAGCCCCAAGACATACTTGGTCAGATTCGTCAAAGGGCAATTGAAAAGAGAAACATACGACAGAGGGCAAAAGAAAACCCCGCAATAGCAGCTACACTATTAGGGGGTCTTGGAAGCGCAGGGCTTCTTTAATCTTCTATGACTGCAGATAAACCGCCAACGTATTTTTTTCTAAGCTTGGCAGGTAAATCTGCTTTCCTTAATTCTCTCATCCTGTATTCTTCATCGACTAACAGAGCTAATTGTTGTGAAATGTTTCGGCGCTCTTCGTGTGCAAGATGAACAATCTTTTCATAAGTGTCGATACCGACACCTATTGACTTGTATTTTGATGGTTTAGGCACTAGCATAACTCCCATAATGTTCTCGAAACCAACATATAATCCCAAACTAAAAAGGTCAAGACCCAAGTACGGTAATAA